GTCTGGGGAAGGTTATACTCTTCCACGTCGAAACCCACGTTGGGGTCCGCCCGTTTGCCTTGGATAATCTCAACTTGTTCCTTCAATTCCTCATAGGTCTTGAGTTCGTCGGCACGTTCGGCCTCCAAGTCATGCAGATTCTCCAGCCAAGTATCGATTTGTGCATCATCCCCCAGCACGGACTCTTCCTCAAAACGTGAAGCGTCGTAACGAGGATATTTCCTGTTACCATCCCTCACGATCTCTTTGATGATCTTAAAGTCACGTCCTGTCACCGGGTGAGCAACATTACCAAGCGGTGCTTCCTTGAACTTCGCATCGCCAAGGAAAGCCCTCAGAACTTTGCCCTGCAAACTCTTACCAAGAGCGATAATGAGTGGACCTACGTTCTGATGCGTCTGGTTTGTGTCTGGGTCGACACTTTCTCGGATGATGACGTTGAAATAATACCGCTCAATAGGCTTAAACTGCTTGGCGATATCTTTGATCTCATCAGCTTCTTCAATCGTCTTCGCCGCATCGGCTTTGCGGTACAAAGCGTTGTAGTAAGTGCAGATCGGACAATCACCTCTCCAATAGCCATCGCCTTCAAGTTCTCGAAGACAGTGATAGGCACGCCCGTTGACATAGTGCAGGCGAGTTGAGGCGTAAGGTAGCTTATTTCCGCCTTTGTTAAGTGAAGGAAGGATTCTTACCGTGGTGGCGCATTCGCCATCTGGAAAGCGGAAATACTTGTTTGATTTTCTTCCTTGGCCGGGCTTCTGGTCCACCCGATCCAAGTCACGTTGCATTGCTTCAGTATCGAAAGTGAAATCGAACTTATCAAAAGACATTTTGCCTCCTGTGGTTGAAAGTAAATGAAAGTAACTGTTAGTAAGTATCGGTTTACGAAAGTATCAAACTTGAATCTATTTATGCATTATCAGAGTACTTCTACGTAAGTTTTTCCTACGTCTTCTTGCGTACTTTACATGCTTTCTTGCCAGCGTTTGTTATCATACAAGCCTTCGATTTAGGCTTGAGCTTCATACCACGCTTAGCATCTTTTTTCGGCAACTTCTCTTCCAGGTTCGCCACCCTTTCTAACTCGGCCTGGGCCACTTTGGCTTCCGCTTCGGTCCCCATCAAATCCATCTTGTCTCGGAAGGACTTAGCGCCCTTTTCCTCCAACGACTTATGCACCTCTTGTCGCTCTTGTTCCTCTTTCTCCATCTCCTCTTCAATTGCCTCAAGTATCTTCATGTTGTGTTCTAACTTCTGCTTGACCCAGGCAACCTTACGTGGGTCATCTACTTGAGTCTGAGCAGTTACCTTTGGCTCAGAAGACAACTCTTCACTCGCACCTTTTAACTCATCAGAAACCGGGGACAATTCCTCACGGTGCTTTCGATACGGCGATTGCTTCACTCGAAAATGTTCCTGTTCTTTTTCAACCTGACGAAGTTTCTTGGCCTCCTCACGAAGTTTCTCACGCCGACGCAAGACACGCTCTTTGGCCTTTTCTTTCCTCTTCTTTTCCTTCTTCTCTTCTCGCCTTCGTCTTCCTGTCACCTCACACCTCCCGTTCTGCGTCTCACCGCTGCGTCCATTCGAGACATGATATTATCCATCGGACCTACTCCGCCTCCTCCGTAGTCACTGGCGTTTTGGTAGAGGAGTCGAGGTTGATGCTGATAGTTTTGGCTCTCAACACCGTGGTCAACATACGAAGCAGCAGTACGCAACATGCCCGTATGAGGATCGTAATAAGACTGTTCCTGTCGGACGGCTTGAGGTTGTCGAAAGTAATGACAGGAAAGCAACACCTCCCGTCCTTCATCGTTCTGGACTCGGTACATCACATCCGTTCCGCCAACAGCCGATGGGTTATTAGTCGTCGTCTCATCCAGAATCTGATACTGTCTGCCAGGCGTAAGACTAAATCGCCCAATATCTTGGCGTAATGCAGCCGGGGGATCACAAACCTCAACACGCTGGGCATATTGCAAACCAGCCATCGATTTCTCCTGCTTGAGCCGCATCTTGGGTTGTCGCTCTTGGCCAGGGTAAGCCTCATTGCGATCCGTCGTGTACGTCCCCTGTGCCGCTGCTTGTCGTATGTCGCCCCCAACCTGTTGACTTAAACTCTCATGCGGCCAAACCTTCCTTTGTGCTTCGCTTGCCTCGTTAATTGGACCACGGCCGCTCTGGTCGATCTGATAAGCATCCTGCGGCAAAGCGGCCTGCGTAGGCATCTGCTGCGGCTGCTGATAGAGGGACTGCGGCATACGCTGTGCCTGCTGCTGCGTCTCATCCAAATACTGCAAAGGCTGTTGCTGACCAGGCAAAACCAATTGCGGCGGAGGCTGGCTAATTGGCTGAGGCGATGCTACCTGCTGAGGCGCTGCCATTTGCTGTTGCTGTTGCGGTGGAGGTACAACAACTTGCTGCGGTGGAAGTGGTGGCAGCGTATCAGACACCGCCCACTTCATAATCTCGTTGAGACCGAGATTGTAAGACTTGGCTCCAATCCTCACGCCGTTTTTCGTCTGGGTGCATTTGAGCGACTTCTTCACCCACTCATTAACTTCAACATTCTCCACCCAGATGTTCTGCTTCGTGTATTCCCTGATGATCGTGGCGGCAACACGCTCGACAGGCACCTCTTCGTCGGCCCTGCCTATTGTGATGCTTCTGGTCTTCAACTTCTCTTCGTCTTCCCGGTTGAAGTCCTCGTCGCCTTCTTCTTTCTCAAAATAATGAAACGAGATTTCGTATCCCACAGTTCCTCACTTACAAACTAAGCCAACACCATACTTACTCTTGATGACCGGCAAGTACTTGTTGTATGTCTTACAAAAATCACGCAAGGCCCTCCCCGCTGGTTTATGATAGTAAATGCGATCCATTACTAACCAACCGCCCTGCGAAACCTCCGGCCATACCAATCGCAGATAAGCAAGGTAATCGTCATACGGCACTTCTTTGTCCAACAAAACCAAATCCCAATGATTGGCCAAGAATCGACGCTGAAACGCCTCGTCGAAAGGAGAACCAATATGTATGTCCAGCTTCTTGCGATAAACAGATCGAATGTTGTGCTTGGGCATACGGGATGAATAATCATCCTCAGTCGACTCGAAAGCGAAAATCTGCTTTACCGTCTTGCAACCCAAAAGAAAACATCCCAAAGAAACACCGCTGCCCAACGACAAACACAAGACGCTCTCAGGCTCCAGTCGTCGGCCTAAATGAAAGTAACACGGGTAGTACAATGGGTCGGAATAGAAGCCACGGGTCCGCAGAGTCCCGTACGGGAGCCGAGCCAAGAGATTGCGAGGCGTAATCAACCCCGCCGACAAGTCAGAGTTCACAGCTTTCGCAAGGCTTGAAGGGTCCATGCCTTAAATGAGGTTCAATACAAGAAATCTTCTACAAACAGAAAGTTATTTGCGGTTTCCGTAACAAACGTTACGCTCCTCCCAAACGCCTCCAGCCCCCTCTTTCCGCCACAAACCCTTGCTACGCAAGGGTTTGTGGCTTCTGCGGAACGTTTGGCACAGGGATTGCGATTACTGGGGTTCGTCAATCAACAACCCCTTTTTCCCGGAGGCTCTGCCATGTTCGTCAAATGGGAATGCGGCTGCAAAGGTCTGATCGCAGACGGCCGCAACATCGTGATCTATTGCTGCGACGGTGAAGGCGGCTTGTGCTTCATCGAGCGAGACATGACCGATCAACGAGGAATGATCGTTCGTCCTGCGGAATACAAGCAACTTACCGATGAGCAGAAATGCGAATCGGTACCCAAGTCCTACTCGCCGCTCCCGGCCGAGGAAGCGGCCAAGTTCATCGAGCAGATCGGTCAACTGGTCTGTGATGGTTACGCTCTGCGTCGTTTACAGAGCATCATAGAATTCAAATGGGAGGAGTCAGATGCCTAGAACCTTTGGCATGATCTTCTTCGAACCCCAGACTGGTCTTGTCAAAGACCACACCTGGGAATCGAACTTCTACCAACACCGCCTGCGCCGGTCGCTGGAAAGCTGGGTGTTCGACAACATCGGCCGAGCGACGGTCGGCTCTGGTGGGCTAGAATACCCGCCAGGGTTCTTAGAAGAGATCGGCAAGGCGGAAGCCGAAGCCGATCAAATCATCCGCAGCGCCTGTCAGAGGTTCGATGACTTCATAGATGCTGTGCCACGCAAGCAAGGTGGCATCTTATTCTAGGGATAGTACTCGCCAAACTTGGTGATGGACCTGGTTTTCCAGATACAGCACTGGGCGATGGAGATCATACCCAGCTTAGCGAAGGCTCCATCGAACCCTTTTTGTTTCATTGCCTGTATCATGTCGTGGTCGCTCTCGTGTTTGCTTAGATCAACAAATTTACCCTTAGCACGAACTTCAACTTGCTCTGGCTGTGAACCAGGTCGGATTCCCAACGGTTCAAGAAACTCTGGCTCCCAAAACCTTATATTGTAAGGCTGTGCCGCCAGACCAACGATATGGTGTATCGCCTCTGGCGTATCATTTGCCAAGAAAGCCTCTACATCTCTTTGCACGTAACCTTTCTCGAAAGACGTAAGATATCCGCCCTCCATATTCGGATGCCTAAGAATTGCATCGCCCAACCTCTTTTTCTGATCTGGGGTCAGACGCTTAGCAAAGTCGTACTTGCCAGGAGAACGACCCATCCACAACTGCGGCGTAGCAGACATGTAAAGCCCAGGGCCTAGCTCTTCCATTCGCTGCTCGCCTTCTCCGTAACTATACCCAATGTCTTTACCACTCTTCAACACCTCGGCTACTTTGTGTGGGTCGTCTGTAACGTGAATACCGACCAACTCGTTGCCCTCAATCCATCCCGCTCTACCTAACCTATCATTGTCATCTTCCCGTGGCATATGAGTATCCACTACATTTAAGTCATCTTCCTTATGCGGACTAGGGAATGGTAACTCTAGCTGTTGTTTTTTCTCCAACCATAATCGAAACTTCACATCAACCTCACATTACTAGGATCAAAGATCACCAATTCAGGCGAACCATTCTTTTGAATCGTATTGGGAATCCAAGCACCATCATACCCCCGCTTCTTCAACATAATGCAGTTTAACCGTCAACACTCCCGTTACCGTTGCGCCGTTGTCTGCATTACTTTCAGATACCAGCGTCATCTGCTCTCCTGCACCTGCTGGTGTTGGAATTTGCACATCAGAAGTGGGAGCAGGCGAAAGCTCATTGCCCCTCCAAACATCTTCGCCCGTCGCAGTTGTGCCCATTGATTCTCGCTCGCCCAATCCCCACATAACATCGTTGTTTGACATATAACGATAATTAACGTTCATCCTAAACCTCCCATACCTATATTTAAGCCGCAGGGTGTATAAAAAAACGCCACTTCAAGATCACGTCTCTTGAAGTGGCGTTGCTGGTTCATTCGGCCGTAGGTTTTAACTTAGGCTTTACGCCTTCTTAGTGATGGGAATCTGCTTAGCCTGTGGCTTCGCCTCTTCCTCGGGCTTGGTCCACTTCAACCTGAGTATCCCTCGTTCATACGCAGCTTCTGGGTCGTTGTCGATATGCGCAGGAAGCAATAACTCCCTCACAAATTGCGAACGACGAACTTCCTTCATATGCCACGTCGTCCCATCAGGATACTGGTAGTCGTAGTCCTTCTTTCCACTAAGTCTGAGAACCTTTCTGTCTAATCGCTTGGCACCATCCTCATAAGGAGCAATCTCAACTTGGAGATCGTCTGGGTTGATACCAGGCACTTCGACTTCTACCACGTACTCCTTATCCGTTTCAATAACGTCAAGTTTCGGGTAGCCGGAGCGGCCTCGACTCCGAACTGAATGAAGACTATCAGGACCGAAAAATCGGTCGAACAACCTGTTAAACTCATCCTGAACAGGTGCAAATAAAGCATCCCTGTACGGCGAAAGTGATGTCATAATCTACCTCCGTCTACACTACGGGCTGGGATACACCTACAATACCCATACCCTGGTCATCCGAGGTCCGAAATCCCCAGTGTTAATATATAGTAACTTCGTCCCAACTTTCATTTTTGACGAATGTCTTACCATTCCCCTCCGCATCTACTGCGTAGCGGAAATCCTTATTGCAGGTAGGGCAATAGTAATCCATCGACTCTTTATAGCGCAGAAACCCACCAGCAATAGCTCCTAAACTCTTTCCGCCGTAGTAACAGTAAGGGCAATGCAAATCCACCAAACACATCTTACCTAGGCACTGCTGCTGGCATCGCACGTTGCGGATTCCCTCCATGTTTAGGTGGATAGTTCGGCGGGGGAAGAACATAGAATACGAAGTCACCCATGTTCTGGTTGTCTCCTCCGTGGCCTCTTCCTTTCCCCTCCTTGCCATCTCCCTTCTTGCCTTTGCCCTCGCCAGGTTCACCTTCACCGGCTTCGCCGTCTCCCTTCTCGCCCGCTGGGCCTCCAAACTTACCCTGCTTGAACTCGCCTATTACAGGCAAGCCTCGCATACACATCTGCTTTACCTTGCAAGCTGCACGATGTAACGGCCGTGAATAAGGACGTTGGTAGAGTTTAGGGTTCGTATCATCCCCTGTGTATCCAAGAACCCCCAACGTCCGATCCTGCCAAGTTACACGTTTAGCGTCATCATCATGTGGCAACTTCGTGACAAGAAAGAAAATAGCGCCTTCATCATCACCGGTTTTTGAAGGCTCATCTACAACAACCCAATGCACCAAAAACTTCCGAGGAGGATCAGAGGGCGTTGCCCATCCCAAATAAGACCCAACGGAATACCAGACAGCTAAACCAAAATAAACTGTACCCAACATGATCGGGGCCTTAACCCACCACCAACCACGTGAACCAATAATGGCCCACAACAAAAGGCAGGTGCAAATGAGAAAGGAGATAGGTAGTGCCATTACAGATAGCGCTATATCATTCATGGTGTTCCCTCCTCTCCAGTTGGTCCGCCAGGGTACATTCCGTCATGGTACTCCTCACCTTCCATACCTCCCATTTCTCCCGGCCCCAACTTGTTCTTCACTATCTGCTTAGGAAGCTCATTGATGTCAATGATCTCGCCCTTCTTGTTAACCGTGAACCGAAAGACTGTCACCTCATCGGCCGTTTTGTGTAACGTCACCGTCTTAGCAGCACACAAAGTCAAACTCGGATTGAGTTTCTCGACAAGAATGTTCACTTCTGTCGGCCCCTGCGCACGCTTTGAGTACATGTGAACATTGACAACATACTCACCAGGAATCATTCCACGAATCGTGACAATCTCCCTGTTCTCTTTATACTCGAACTTCTGTCCATTCACGATAACAACATCATTCTGATGCCCCAAATCATCACGATCCAAGTGCATCAAGTTCTCTTCCTTGTCCCGGAAGTAAACAATGCCACCACCTGGGTCTTCAACATAGGTGTCAACATCATCCATCTGTGTCTTTTCCCACGTCACCGTGATAATCATATCCGCTTTTGCTTCGACATTCTTCTCGTGCTTGACCTTCGGATTGATGAACATAAAGGTAAGCATGAAGAAAACGGCAAAGGCCAACAGGGTGTTGAAGAGCAAATCAAGAAAAGCGGTATTCGAGTGATATCTCCTGAATCTAAGTTTGCTCATTCACCCCCCTGAACTTGTCGATTCCCTGAGTGAGATTGAAACACTGCAATTTCAACAACACACTACCGATCAAACCGGTAAGCGTGGTGTAAAGAGCAGTAGCCATCCCCCCACTCATCTTCGACAACACCGCCTGGAGCGTTGCTGGGTTCGATGGGTCAATCTCGCTGAAACCGCCCATCAACATGATAATAAAACCGGAAACGGTACCAATCATACCAACTGTTAACAAGACATCACTAACAAACCACCCAGCGCTCTCTGTATACTCTAGTTGATCTAGTGTGTCTTCTTCGACCCCTCCTAGACTAAGTACCTTGCTAGTCTTCCAGCTTGCTATGCCACAGCAAACGCTCATGGCGGCAAAGACGGCCATAATCACGAAACTGAGCTTCGTCATGTCTTGCGCCCATACGTCGTGGAATATGCCAAAATAGAACGAGATAGTCGCTCCCAGGGCCATCAAAACGGCCATTAGCCACCATCTAAGAAATAGCCTGTGCCTTATCATCCTGGTACCTTTCCGTTAATAACACGAATTAGGTAATATAGTGGAGATAAAGCTAATTCTTAACAAGCTAAAAAGTATGAAGTGTCGTCGTCGTAGTCAATTTCCCAATACCAGCGATCCATAAGTTGGGGCAGGAAGTTGTCGTCACGATGTTCTGGAGGCATCTTGATCGCTATTTTCAACGTATCGGGATGAGCCACCAACTCCTCACAGACTTCTGACTTGAGAGATGTCCCCTTGCCGTATCCACCAGAAGTCTTGAGGGGCTTTAACTCAATGTCGTCGCATTTTGCGACGACATTGAGTTGTGCCTCCTTAGTGATGTAGTAAATGCCCTCGTCGCTAGAGTTCCACTTCAGACGACATAAAAGCAAGTCATATTCCGGCAACCAGTTCTTCTCCAACTCATCAGCCATGCTCTTATCTTCGACCCAACTAATCTTCAGTTGGTTGAAACCATTGCCGCTATAGCTAATCGTCTTGATAGACACGTCCCGGCCGAACAAAATAACATCCTTGCCTTTCTCAACAACGTCCATGTCATAATCGTTCAGAGGACACATCTCCGCATCTTCACCGAGATACCGGGCAAACAAGTACCGCAGAAACGCTTCCCGCATCTTCCCACACTCCTGTCCCAACTTCCCGTTCTGCAAACACAAGTTGTTGGCGATCTGGGCGAAGGTGGGCCAAAATTTTTGCAAGTAGTCGTGGAACTCCTGGTCTGCAAAAAGTTCCTGTGCAGAATCATGCGATGGCTTGGGGCAAACGTCGACCGGTTGCCCATTCTCAACCTCTGATGCTACTCTCTCTAAGACTTCCGCAAAATCAAAATACAAATTGTCATCCATCTATCTTCCCCTCATAATAGCTTCCAAAATACAGATACGAATCACATCGCTTTTCCCATAGCGAGTGGGTAATTCAAGCGCAGTTGTGGGGTATTTCGGAAACGACAATGCTTCATTCACTGTCGACGTAATGCGTTCAATAAAGCAATTGATCGCTCCTTTTTGGCCAATTCGAGCTTGGGACAAATCAGCGACCTTACAAAGATCGAGTGATTCATAATATTCTGCATCTTTCGCCGCACAATTATCCATCATTTTCATCTCACTCTCTAACTTTCAATCTCGATATAGCAATCTGGGTGTATTCCTCAGATATATCAAACCCCAAGAAGTTACGCTCTAACTGCTGGGCAGCAACAAGAGTTGTGCCAGACCCGCACAATGGATCAAACACCAAGTCTCCAAGATTACTCCATGTAGAGATGTGATCCTTTGCTAAGTCCAAGTTCATCTTAGCTGGATGATACCACTGGACCTTACCATCCTTTTTTTCTTGAGACGTGTTTCTCCCCACCCAGTACGTCCAAACATTGCCCCTCACCTTTTGAGAAGCAATTCTCTTCTCTTTGCCCTTCTCCGCTGATTGCCGAAATGGCACTACAGTATCCTGTGTCTCAAAATACTTGCCAGTGGATTTTACCCCCGCATACTTACAAGGCTCCATGATAGGGTTAAACGTTGTCAAGTCATTCTTGACAAAAACAAACATATATTCAAATTGCGGAGTATATCGCTTCTGACGCCTTGGTATGGGGTTTTGTTTACAATATATCATGGTATCATGTAGCTTGAACCCCACCTCCATGAAATAGAGTGCTTGTCGAAACGAACTACCTGTCTCACTACCGCCGACTAACGCATCTGCGACAACCCACACTACAACCCCACCATCCATTGTGACTCGATAAAGTTGTTTGGCTATCACCTTGAAATCAAAGTTGCCCTTGTATGATCTGAGGCTATCATAAGGCGGGCTGGTTACGGTCAACTTCACCAGCCCGTCAGACATATCCTTCATCAACTTTGCAGAGTCACCGCAATAGACTTCTCCTGGTTTGATTACCATATACTCCCCACCGCATATGACATAGCCATCGACTATTCAGCAGGCTTTTCTTTAGGCTCTTCCTCGAAGAACTTAGCGATTTCAGCATCAATCTCAGCAGTTCGCATTGGCCCACGAACTTCTTGTGGGAACAAGTGTCCTATTTCCTTACGTATGTTGTATCCCAAATTAAGTGCATTTTCGTGAGCTTTGTCCAAGGCCCGTATATACGAATTAAGTAGTTGCATAACATACTTTGCATCACGGGCGGACTTCTTGGCTTGAACGACATGTTCGCTAATACGAGCTTTAGCTTCTGCGAGCTTGTCGCTTCCGCCTTCGTTTTCCTTATACCACTGATATCGTTCAGCGAGAAGAACATCATGCCGGTCCTCTAGCTTATAATGAAGGTACTGAGCCTTGGACCACATCATATGGTAGTAATTGTAGATGCCAGCGAAGTTCTTGAGAAAGTCATTCATCTCCTCTTCGCTGATTTCCAAATGCTTTGGGTCAAGAACAACTTCATGTTCGCCTACTTTAATTTTCATCATCATCCCCTATTTGCTATCCATTCAGTGACTTCCTTAGCGTAGTCTTCCATGACAACTTCTTCCTTTGCTTTATCTGCAACGCCGCTGCATCGTAGTTTCCATGTATCTTCAGCGATTTCATCCCATTCCAAAGTATCGGGGTTACGGCTTAATTTGATAGTGAATCGGCCTTTACCGTCTCGATGCTTTGATGCAAACAACGTACCCACGCCAGCCGTGTTTTCTACCGGCGTTTGGCTAATCGTCCATAGTGCATCCATTGGTCTAATTTGACCTGCGCTATCTGCGAGCACGTCGTCATCGAGATATCCTTTATGTTCCAAAGCATCACGACCACCTCTATTAACTTGCATAGCTGTGAACACAACGATTTGCAGTTCAACAGCCATACCACGCAAATCACGTACTAGCCGTTCACGACTCTCGTAAGTCTTAATACCTGGGAAATCTCTCATCTCCCCGATGTAATCAACAATGACCACGTCGGGATAAAAACCATACATATGCAACTGGCTAATGTAGGCCCGACATGTGGTGACATCGGCGGCACCGGCTGGAAATTGCTTAATCCGCAAATCACCCCAACCTGATTCTTTGCGTTCCACTTCCAGGTAATCCTTCACCCGCTGCAAACTATCGACCTTGAATAAAGATCGGATAGATGTATCCGTCAGCATTGAGTCGAATCGTTTAGCAACCTGATCTTCATTCATCTCCAATGAGATGTAGAGTACATTCCTTCCCTTCATCAAATTGGTTTTGGCCACCTTCACTAGAGCCAGACTCTTTCCAGAACCAGACATTCCAGCAAAACCGCCTATTTCCCCTCTGATAAGACCGCCCCCCAAAGCGGTATCGATAGAACAAAATCCAGTCGGGAAAAAATCCTGCTCCTCCTTGGCCTTCATCATTCGGTTGTAACGTTCTTCAACCGTGTCGAAGTAAGCAAGACCTAGATCGACGTTACGATCAACCAGAAGAGCGCCTTGAAGAATGTCTCGAATTTGATCCCACTTGTCTTGTCGTCGAGACTTGAAGATGTTGAGAGTGGAGGTGTAGGCTAGGCGAAGTGCTTGCGTTTTAGCAAACTCTGTGATCTTATCCAAGAAGTACTCACGCTTCTCTACACCCGGCTCGAACGCATCACATACAGCGTCTAGTGCAGCGAAATAGTACGCCCTGTTTGGGAAGTCGCTGACACGCTCTTCGATCTCGGCCCGAAGAATGGTTTTGTCTGGCCGGTCGTTGTACTCCTTGTAGTGATCTAAGATGATCTTGCAAATCATCCGATGTGCATCACTACGAAAGTACTCAGGATGTATCAAGTTCACCGATTGCAGAAGAAAGTAGCTATCGCTAATCAGTGAACCTAAGATGCGCTGGAGAAAGTCGTCGGACCAATCGTAGTTGTGTTCTTTTTCTTGGTCTGGATTTTCAAGATGCAATTCATCTAGTACAGCATAATCATGTTCGTCCATCTTGGCCTATACCCGTTTTTGATACTTACAAATTAAGTATCGGCAAGAAGGCCAGAAGAACATGATATTAAATGGAGACGGGCACTAATAATTCGTTGCCGCTCTAGCAAAGATTTCTCAGATCAAAAAATCGGCTGCAATCGCTCTGGCTAGTTCGTCTTTGCGTTTTTGCTCCTCGGGGTCTACCTTGGGGCCTACCGGTACATAAGGCTTGCCAGAACCCTGCGTTGAGGTCTCATTGTAACCTGGCGCAAAGCTGGATGTAGTAAATCCAACACCCCAATCCGATGAAGTAGCGGTAGTGGGAAGACTAGCATAAGCCGTAACCCAACTATTGCTTGTCGTCGCAGGCATACTCTCCCAGTCTACCCCAAAAGAATGCTCTGCCAGCGAGCGCTGAGCCGGTTTCTTCTTCACCTTCTTCCGTGGCTTCTTAGCAATCACCTCTTTGAAACTAGGGTTCTGATCTCCGTTATTGTAATACGCCGCTTCACTGTCATATCCGTTTGTTGGCCCTGGCATGTCTTTCTCCTTCTTCTTGACGTATTTCTCACGTAGGTAAAAAATCAAACTATTCGGTCCCGAAAGCGGTTGTATGGGAAACAACTTCTCTGCTATCTTTGTCAAATTCATCTCCCCATCCAATATATCACGTGGCTACTCGTACGCTGTAAGATCGGTAATTGCATTTTCACCAGCGTCTGATAGGTACTGCTCTTCGTCCAGCCATTCAACTCTTTCTTGTCGTTACGTACTGTAAAGAAAGCGTTACCGTTACGACGCAAGAGATCATACACTTCCGCAACGATGCTCAAACGCTCTTCCCTAGTAGGGAGAACGTTTAACACGAAGTGACATAAGATCGTATCATACTTACCAACAGGACGATCCGGCTGATAGTACGGATCGTACCCGTCGCAATTCAAATGGTTACAATCAAATCCCCGGCCGCAACCGAAATCCAAGACCCGGCCTTGGATCATATCCAGAGACAACAAGTGACGAGTTGGAACAGAAATGCTTTTACGAGCAGTAGCCGTCCTGTGGCTTTGGTTAACACGCTTCATTTCTTCTTGATGGCGGATATCTTGCCAGAAGATGATACCAAATAATCATACTCAGACAAAGAAACAACTCCTGATCGAATTGTCTTCTCTCTGGTAATCTTCTTCCCTAAACTCTTCTGACGATTCCAAATAATCGCTTTGCAATACGTAATGAACTTCCGGTTGAATTGCAATGGCTCAGTCTTCTTAGGGCGATCTGGATCAGGAACATACCTGTCTACAATATCGTCCAAAAGCTGCTCCTGATGTTCGCCAAACTTTTGCTTATTCGCCCCATGCTTGGTGCGGTTCTTCCAAAGGTATTCAAGCTCATCCAAAACCGTCAAAACAACCGGGTCAGTGACATATTCTCTGGCCGTCCTCATACAATTTTCCAAATAGACTTGCCGCTTAAAATACGACGCTGCCTTGATACTAGCCCAACGAATCTCCTGAACAATGTCCTCTTGATCGTCGGTGTGGTTGTTCTTGACGTTCTTCTGAATAAGCTGCCAGGCAGCATAGTGTGCCAAGTCGCCGAACAACTCATCTAACTTGTTGTACTCATCATCTGTAACTTGAAATGAGTTTAAGATGTAGTCCATACTACTCCTTAGTCAGTTAAGAAACCGACTTCTTATCGACTGGCTAGTTCCTATCGTCTTCAATCTCTATTTGCACTCCTGTTGCAGATTTGAGTTCCTCAAGCCAATCAGTGTCCAGCGGCGGTTCAGCCGGATCATCATCCTCTGGTAGGGGTCCAACGAATTTCACAGGATGGCATCCAGGATACTCTTCATCAAAATCAAGGCACTCAAATCGAGTTGCACAATTAGGACGAACAGGTACCCATATCACGGCAATTCCTTGCAACTGCAACTGCTCCACCACTGATCTGTAACTCATACCATCTTTTAATTCGTCTATGTACGCTTTAGCTGCCGAGGGCGCAAGCTGCCCGATATCAACATAGTGAATCAAGACTTTACGAATCCTTTGCCCAAGCGGCCATTGTGGCTGATTGATAGTGTGGTCGCTCACATGTACCTCCAATAGAATGATGGTCTATTACTATTAACGACCATATCTATGCAGTTACTTTAATAAATTACACGAAATTGATAGCGAATTCCTGAAGTAGAGCCAGTAAACAGAAAGTCGATTAGTGGAAAAGGTGGGTCAAAAATGTGTTTGATAGGTCAAACACATGCGACCTATCTATTCGGCTATCCTGAGAAATCTGCGACATTCCAGAACTAAATACAACAGCAAATCACAACTAGCTCTGGAGGGTACTGATGAAGCGATTTATTCTAGGTATGTTGTTGGCCGTCTGTCTCATCGTACCAGCAACTCTTATCGGCTGCCGAAATTGGTTTGGGGAAAGCCACAGATATCCCCACCAATACGACTTATCAAGGATGATGTGCGAACTAGTCCAAGAACATAACCGTGTCCGCAAGTCATTCGACAACAAACAAATGACACTATACCAAAATGCAATGCTCAACAGGGCCGCTCAGCGACATGCAGAGTACATGGCCGAGAAAGATAACCTCAGTCACTTTGGCGAATGGTTTAACAAACCTTCCGACCGTGTCAAAAAAGAAGGATACAAGTTCTGGGCTATCGCAGAAAACATCGCCTTCGGGCAAACTAGCGTTGCGGAAGTAATGAAAGAATGGATGGAAAGCGATGGCCACCAATGCAATATCCTAGGAAACTACCGACATATCGGCGTCGGTATGGCGTGCAACAAAAAAGGGCGTCTGTATTGGTGTGTCCTCTTCGGAAAACCTAAACTCTAAATCTTACACAAGGAGGAATATTGCACCGATCATACATCGTAGCGATCCTCGGAATCGCTTTAGTAAGCACAATGGTACTCGTGGGATGTACCAAAAGCGCACCAGCGCCGTATCCGTACCCATACACATGGGAACAACCGCCTTCACAACCGCCTTCACCACCGCCAGAACCAATACCAGATAAACCACCCGAAGTAATACCCGACGATAACGATTGGCCCCCCATCATACCACCAGATCGTATCCGACCGCCTCACGGATGACCGGGGAATCAACAGTGGCCAGGTTGGTCGCACTAATACAAAACGCCCCGCCGATTTCGGCGGGGCGTTTTGCGTAGCTAACAACTTCCTGTCAAGGTCACGAATCGTCTTCGGTCAACCAAGTGACAAACTCCTCAACGTTGCGACCGCCCGAAGCAATTCGCAACGGCTTCACCTTCCCTGACAAAACCTCGAAAATACCGTAAGCAGGAATCGTCTTGACTCTCATCCTATCTGCCACGGCACGCTCTCGATCCACATCCACAACATAGACAACGTACTCCTTTAGCAATCCTTGCACACGTTCGTCTGGCCAAACTTCCGCTTTCATCTTCTTACAAGGTCCACACCAGGACGCTGTGAAGATGAAGAAAAGCTCCTTGTCATACTGCTGGGCAATGTCTAGCGCCTCATTGTACGTTGCCGGTTTCGGAATACGTTGAGGAATTTCTTGCCCAGGAGGATAACCAGGTGGGTAGGCGTAGCCTGGTGCCGGTTGTCCTTGGTTACATCCGACTGCAAAGCTGATGATTATCGCTAGGCCCGTTGCTACCGCTACGTAGATTAGAAATCTCCGCATCTTGTCCTCCTTCTATCTTATCTTCTTGTTACCGTGCGTAGCGATAAATCGCTCCACGACTTGTTGTTGCCTACGAACCTTATCCAAGACATTGAAATTGGCCGTTATGCCGATTTCAATGTCAGAGAATTCTACATGTGGCGGCCGAGGTGGTTCCCAACCCATCAGCAACGCTGCGTCTCTTCGGGTGGTATAACGGTGTTGCCCGACAATACCAAGTCGGTTCCACCACCTTTGAAACGCTATTGATTCTCGGTATCGCCTGTCTTCTTGTAGCTTGGAGACCTCTCCAACCAGGCGCTTCTCTTCCATTTCTAGCTCATGCAAGTAATGGTCAGCGGTGCCTTTCCACTCCGCAACAGAGTTGTACGTTCTGCCACGAATCGTGGTCGATGGCTTTTTCTTCGTGGGAAGCACCCCAGCATCAATCAATGATTGTTCCCGCTGGGCGAGAGCGTCCCTTCGCTCGGCCGTGTCAAGTCGCCTCTCTTGCCAGTCCAAGTAATTCTCAGTTTTGTTCCTGGACTTATACTCGTCTTGCAACGACCACCACTCCCGAACACCCCTCTGGTAATTGTCAATCGCCCTCTCACGAGCTATTTCCCGATCTAGGAGGTAATCACCTATGCGGTCCCAATAAGAACCAAGCCCCCACAGAAACCTCGCCCAGCCATTCAACCATGCTTCTTCAAACGTTCGAGCATTAGTTGGAGGAGGGTAACTTGCATCAAGAGGGTTATAAATCTCCGGGTAAACAGGCCGAGTGTTGCCGTTCTGCGCCAAACATGGAGTAGTGAGCAAGAGCACTATGCCACCAAACAGTAGACCTCTCATTTCCTTTTCTCCTTCATCGCTTCTAGTTCTTCGGTTGTCAATTCGCTCCTAAGAAGTCGATATCCCCACTTCAACTTCTCGGGAGGAATCGCAGGGCACTTCTTCCTAGCGAGCCGACGTAAACACACCTTCGCTCGCTGGTACTCTCGTAACTTCATTTCGTCCACTCCATCATGTAAACGATGCAGTGTTCGCCACAGGCATACATGTAGTCGATGCGGCTGGGGTGCAATCGACCCACGATCACGACCAATGCGGCCAAATCGGACAGAGCAGGCGATCTCATTTCAAACACAACAGTGTCTTCTTTGTTCAGCCATTGTCGGCCATCGGAACTGCCTCTCGTCACAAGATCGACGAAGCGATAACGAAGGCCGTCCATCATCTCCTCGAAGAACTCGGGAGAAGGATTATCTTTTATCTCTAATGAAGCGGGTCTGAGTTCTACCATTTTGTTACCTCAATTGCGTGGAAAGTGAATGTTCTGTAGCTGATCCAACCGTTGCCCGACCTGGCACGCCGTCTTTAACGACAACCCAGGAGACAAAGAAGATTCCGATTCGAGAATATCACGAGCAATATGAATAACATCCACGCAAGTGCGTAGTGGGGCTACTAAGACGTAGCCATCGTGAATATGGATAAGAAGATTCTCAGACAAAGCCTCGTGGAGAGCACAAAGGCGCTCCAAACATATCAAAGATGCTGGCGACTGAACCTCGAAATTGCGCCTCTTGTACGGTGGTTCGTTTGAAAAATCCCGTTGGCGTCCGAAATAGTCGGACGCCAACGGTGTCTCTTTCAGTTCCGCTTCCTTCGCTTCAATCCATTGAAAGGACTGGGGGAACCGGCCCTTTAGCGAAGTAATAATGGTATCGGCCGCAGATGAGGGAATCTTGAGTTTTTCTGCCAAATTCCGAGACTGCAATCCGTATAGCACTGGTAGGAAAATCAGCTTTCCCAGTTTCCGGGGTGGCCAACCAGGAACATCTACGGGAATCAACGAAGTATAGAAGTCGCCTTCGCTGCTTAGTGCAGCCTGGAGGTTTTTATCCTTTGCCAGCCAAGCCAGAGTCGAGACCTCCATGTTCTCAAAATCCAGGACAACAAATCGCCACTGTCCGCCTTCCAAGTAACATCGAGGTTGCAAGGCGGCCTTCTGAGTTGGCGACATAGAATGAACTGTCAGGAACTTACTAGAAGGTTGTTTTACTTTGAGGCGGCCATTCTTTTGACCCTCGATCTCATATGATGTGTAAAGAACTTCCTTGCGAGAAGCATCAATAACGCCCTGAGTCTCCAAGTCTGGCAACACCCGCCAGGCAAGTGGATCGAACACACAGGACTGCGCCAGCTTCCAATGATTTTTTGTAGTAAAACCCTTCGCCGTCGAGAGGGCCTCTCTAATCGTTTCTGGTGGCCTCTCTTTTCGGTCGCCCTGATATGCCAACCCGTACTTCAAATCAATTACACGGGCTCCTGGGGGCTCTGAGGGGCCTTCTAGGCGATACTTGAGGAAACTGTTGAGCTTCTTGATATCCCAGGTCAATACGATATGATCTTTGGCGAAAATGGTATGTTGGAGAATATGGTAAAAGTCGAGAGGGTGAATGTCCAGACCAACCTCAGACGCCAGAAAGGTCGCCGAACGAGTCGGGGTCAGTATAATGAACTTACCATCGTATTTCTGGGTGAAATCGGTGATCGGCGGATCGCACCGAAAGTAGCAAACCTGCTCGGTAGCCAACCCAGCGATAGTCTGAAAAACGTCCATATCAGATTCATCGGCAAAGAAGCTAGATAGACTGAAATGAATTTCCAACACTGGCTACGAGAAGCCGAACAAAGCGACGTGTGGTATCACGGCAGCCCCGACAAGTTTGAGAGCTTCCAGGCAGGCAAGTATCATGCTGACGTGCAACTTGGCTTTGGCATCCACTTCGCTCAGAACAGAGAGTTTGCCGAACTGTATGGACCATACATCTACGAGTGCCAACTATCTCCCACGAAGACGCTAGACCAAACAGCCATCCACTCCGTAGATGACCAAGAGGTGTACCAGTTCGCACAAGAGCTTTACAAGAGAACAAGATTCAGTCTCTACGTGTCTGGTGGGCAGTTTGCCTTGTCGTTAGATGTCACGAGTCCCAAGAGGGCCGAACGACTGTTAAGGCAATACGGCTACGACTCCGTCCTGTACGAGGCCAAATACGGCTCTATTGCCGGAGCGGGTGGGGGGATGTACGTAAACCAGAAGACAATAGCGATGACAATGCTCGACCCATCCAAGATCACCGTCCTCAATGTAACTCAGTCGGAATCGTGAATGTGCGCAAAACGGGGGCTTCCCCCGGCATAAGTATAGAATAGGACTACATTACCGGCTCTTTTATTCTTTAGTTTGACTTAACACTTGTTTGGTTATGATTTCAGTTCTTCCTGTTCTCTATCGTTGCTTCTCTTCTATGAAGTCTTATGCCATTGGACCAGTACATACCCCCGTATGATAAGATCAACTACTTAAACGTTTACTGGGTTTACGATAGAGTACATTATGCTTCCCGGTCAGAGCTAAGAAGAACACTCGTAGAGGTTCCAATACGATTGACCTGGTCTTACGACCTCCTGTCTCCTTTCTTCTTCTCTCTCTCGATTGAAGAACTTTTTGCTTACTATTCGGTAAGGAGTAGTAGCCCGTGCAAGGTTCAGGAAAACACAACGGTGTTGAGTTCATTCCTCTGTTTGGTAGTAGTTGAAAGTGGTTGGAAGTAGTTGAAAGTATTTTTGTATTAGGTAACTCAGTAAGTCATGTCGAAAGTCTTCTAGCTATATCGGCAGATTCATTGGTGATAGCTTAACTAAATTTCCGATATTGTGAATAGAGTGTATACGAAAGAGCAGCTAATCGAGAGTCTGAAGGCAACATCATCTCGCAACAAGAAGATGTTCATCAATAAATGCATGAAGGCTGCTGTTCATCTTGCAGACGAACAGTTCTTGGTAGCAGAGGGAGCGCCCGTTAATGTCATCGTCAAGGAGCTACGTAGGATAGCTCACTTCTTCTCGAACAACGGCATCATCACTTTTTTTCAGAGTCAGGAGACGCCATTATCGGCAGACAAGGAACAAGTACGTTTAGCTTATTCTGTCAGCGAGGGTGGCGGCAACAGGGAAGTGTACTCTGTGGTAGTAAATAAAGTATTGTGGTATCAATGAACGACATACGATGCCTCGAAACTATTTTGCGGTACAGTCTGTCCTCACAAGAGGCAAGAGCATTCAAGATACAGTGTGTCTTCGTCGAGCAGGTACACAAAGTGTTTCCCGAGGTAGTCGGATTTCGTTATCCCAAGCATGATCCACGTAAGACTTACTCGTTCAAATTCTGCTACAAGTTGCTGCGAGAAACGCAGCACAAGATGCAAGACGTTGATTATCCACTCTATGTGCGGGCGCAACTTGATATCATCAAAATCCATACGAAGAGAACCGGGAAGGAGCCAACCGTCTCAATCTCATGCTTGGTGGGCGAGCAAGCGTGGGACCGATGGCTTGTGTGGAAAAAGATGTACGATGATAGACTTCGTAAACGAGTCGAAACGGCAAAAGAAGTGGGGGTGGATGCGAACGAATTTGAGCGAGTGGCGACGGAATTAACTCGTGACAAACGATTTCTTGCCAAGCGACTGAAATCCTTCACTAAAGAGACAATCCAAAAAGCCGTGTCAGACCGCCTTGTATTACGATGGATTGCCACGAAACAGCTTAGTCCTTATTACGCTCTCCTTTCACCGATATTGCACATCTGGCTTGCAGAACGTAATCTAACGATTGAGGACGTGTTCTGTATCGACTTTGGGTTCTATCGACCCGGAATTACGAATGAAATCCAAATCCACTTCTCCCATGAATTTGCGCATGAAACCGGATGATCTCGGTAATCCCGAGATATCCTACGAGTGCCGCTACTGCCCCGAGTGCAATGTGGTCAATTGGTGCATGGGCAGAACTGAATACTACGAAGACATACACGCTGTTAGGTGTTGGAAATGCGGGGCCTGCTTCTACATCGATGGCTATGATAGCAGGCTATGGGAAGAGTCGGATGCTGATGCTGTGATATGCGAAGGTGTGATCGATCCAAATTTTCCAGCCGATACATTGCAGACACTAGTTGACGCTGCGGTGGAGCAAATGGAAGACTTGAAAAGGAAGGTACGAACAGCAGACGATGACCCAGACATCGTAGACATGATTTACGAGATTGAGAGTGCAATTGCCGGTGTTAAGGCCCTTCTAGCAGAGGGAATGCCACCGGAATACATTGCTCCACGTTTCTAAGCAGCTATGCCCATACTTCGTGCTTCCTCATAGTCAAGGTACATGTCCGTCTTTCTATTGTACCACTTACCTTCTTTCGGATCATAGAAGATATGATAAAGGTCATGTTTTCCACACCACTCTAAACCTTCCCGATCTGCGTATGCCTGTGCTTGTTCTCCTTGCTCAATTTCCTCGGGGGTCAGAGTTCGTTGAGTAAACCCCTCTCTCTGTAAAAGCCAATCTTCCCAGCGTTGTATCATAGTTTCTCCTAGAAATACTTCATAATTGTTGATAGCGAGTTGGTGATCTCATCCTGTGGCTGAGATGGCATAAAGATCAACTCAAAGTCACTTGGCATGATAAACCAATCGTGCCGGGCGAGCGTGGATTCGATGTTGGTTTCGATGACTTGAATAGTGCCTTTGTTCTGGTGGTACTTCATGTGTAACTGAACTTGCTCAATACGTTGCTGGTCCGGCGCTTGGACCCCGTGGCCACGACATCCAAATTTGATAATGTATTCGTCGTCATTGAGCTTCCTTAATTCTTCAAAGAACAATGGATCATTGACAACCTTGCCGGTACGATGGGCGACAATCTTAACCAATTTCTCGAAGTCCTCAAAATCACGTTTCGGCCCGTCTATTGGCCCATCGTTCGCTTCCTCTAGTGCTTTGATTAACTCATAGACTACTGTATCTTCACGGCCAGCAAAGTACTCTCTGTTGAGATTGAATATCTTCTTTGTCACCCACACTGGGTCGCCACGAAGATCATAACTTTGTCGTTCAATGATAACATCAAATTTGGTTCCAAACCGTAACTGTACTGTGCCGACGCCTTCTCCCCATTGTATCTTGTCGAAGAATATTCGTTTGGCGGTTTTCTGACCCAGCGGATGTTGACTCACCATCTGAGTTGTGTAATCAAGATTGAAGCGGTGCATTGGCAGGTCACGGTCTCTATCGGGAGTCTCAAAGTTGGGACTACGTTCTTTGGCGTCTTTGCGAGTTTCGTTATCGAAGCCGAAAATCTCGTAGCCTTCTTTTTGTAGATACCGCTTGAAGTCCATCATGCATTCCGTTTCTTGTTAGTCACTAGCTATATAACCTTCGAGGAAGAGAAAAATGCATTTCAGAGTTTGGTTTGAGGCTACACTTAGTCACGACACGGCAAAAACATTCGTACTCGACGCTATCGGCGCTGGCGACAGCGATGCCGAAGAACAAAGTGATTTGTTGGGTTCGGTGATCGGCCGTTATCAGGATTTGGCCGACAAGTTAACAAAATACAGTGAATTGGAACCATACGCTTCAGAGATTGCCGGTTTCATTCACGCCAGCGGCAAGAAGACACTACAACAACTCATCGATTTCATTGCCGGGCTAGACAACCCAGAGACCGTTCGCCCAAAACAAGCTCCCAGTGTAGGTCCAGGTGGCCTACCCACTGCTTCTAGCGATACCCAGCCGCAAGAACCAGAACTTACAGGAGGGGCAGTATAGTGAAGAGACCACTCTTGAAGAAGAACGTAGACACAAGCAGTTTAGAGCCAGGTGGTGGTCATTCCACAATAGTAGCTGGAAACGACGTGCTCACTCACCGCAGCGCCGGATTGAAATGCCTGAGACAGTCAACAGGGCGATACGAAGCCACTCGATCAGCGTTAGAGCGCCGTATTGAAACAGGAATTCAATTCTTGGTCGACGATTAGCTTTTTTGTGGAGGTGCAGCTTGTGGTGCCGGGGCTTGTGGAGGCGGAGCGTCTTGAGCAGATTTGCCCCCTCCTCCTGGACGAAGAGCCTTTTGGTTTCTTGTACGAGCGGCTTGTAAACGGCTGTTTGTTGTTTGCCATTTATTCGATTGTACTTGCCAGAGGGATTGCTGGCTAACCTCTCCGATGTTCGGTGTGGTCATGCCGCCACGTGAACGGTCATAGATCAAATTCACAGAAGACCATTCTCGCCTAAGCGCAAAAGCATCTTGGAGTGTGCCATCTATGCGAAACCCCTTCTTCCAGAACAATTCGACACTAGCATCATTACTGCATTGAGCGCCGATAGTGCCACTTAAAGTGGCCAGCATTTTGTCTATTAGACGGGACGCAATACCCTGTCGCCTGTAATCAGGGTCTGTAAGCGTTTCAACTACACTCCAATCCGTGGGAGCGTATTTGTTTTTGGCTGCCTTTAGAACGCCAGTATCCCCAATGCGAAACTCGATTTCATCATCAAAAGAAGCGTTTCGCTGTTCCGGTCTACGAACCTCAACATCATCCGCTTGGTTGGCTTCGCCTATTGGCGAAGCCAACATTCGACTACGTAATCTTTCGCTTTGTTCTCCACGGCGACTAATTGGCGACCTTAGATCAAAGTCGCCTCGGTTGAGCCTTCGGCCCAACCTCGCCTCCAAACAACCTACACACAACTTCTCCGCTGGCTTCTCTTGCACAGTTTGTTGCCAAACATCGTCTTGGAGCATAAACTGGTACTCACCTAACCTGGCAACATTTTCTCCACAATCTGTGCAATTGAATAGTGGTAGCTGCTTGGCGATCTCTCGGCGTTCAGCGGCCGAGTAGGCAAGGCCATTGGCGGGCGCAAGGGGAGCGAACTCATTTCGTTCGTACCAATGCGCAAACTTCATCTCTACCATGAAGGTATGTAGCAGAGACGCCCAGAATTAACCTTCATTCATAGGGTGGGCGTGAGAGCATGTTCAGGGCGATAACAAGCCAGAACACTATGATCGCTACAAGGATTATGTAAATCATCGAACACCCTCCACTTGATGCAACCAGTACCAGCCGCCGAATTTGTCTCGTTTTGACACCAAGCCCATACGATAGGCATGATTATGTAATCTGTTGTGGGTGTACTGATAGTGCGATTCCGTCGCTAAGTTCTGATTGGAATAAAGAGTCTTGCTTGCTGTCCTAGACTCATGGACTAAACTTAACAAACGCTTCCTATCTGCTTCCGACATGCTTCCTCCTAGAACTCCTCCCTGACAGTCACCGAATGACCCTCATTGCGCAGAATTCGCATCCGTTCTTCTGAGTGCTTGGTCAGGTAGGGATTGATTTTGTAATAAAAGTCGTAGTAATTCAAGCCGAGTTTATCATCGGCGGTGCGCAATCCTCGACCCATTCGCTGAATCACCATATGCTCGGCCCGGCCGCCAGCGCAATTGACCAGGTTGTGGATGAAGACGTTGACTCCCTTGTTGACGATTCTATCAATAGCGATGCCCACGAAGTCTCCTTCGTGGTGTCTCAAGTGCTCAACCGTCATCCTACGGATCGTCTTCTTCTGACTTCCGTGTAGCCAAAAAGCTCCTGGGATCATCTCCATCAATCGTTCGCCGTGTTCAATGCGGTCGACTACCAACAAGGTACGACCCTTGAGCTTGGTATTGACGAGCTTGGCCACTGCCTTGTTAAGAAACTCATTCTGAGCGATTCCGAAAGTAACAGCATCTTGGTAGATGTCGTACTGTCTATGTGGCTCATTGATGACGTAGAAGACACACTCAGAAGAAGAGAGAATATCTCTGCCTTGCAATTCGGCGGTAGTAAGTTTTCCGCTTTCTACGGTACTGGTGCGAAGCACACCGCCGATATGACCTTTTACTCGGTACTTCTGCACCTTGTCTTTGCCGCCATATTTGAAAGGCGTAGCGGAGAAACCAATCCGAACATCGGCTTTGTTTAGTTGCTTGTAAAGTTGGATACACCTCGGTGACATCATATCGTGTATTTCATCAACAATGAGTGCTCGTATTTTCGGATAGATTGCTTGCAGCTTAGGGGCGCTGTTGATAAGACAGACCGTGATATAGTTAGGTTCTTTCACATCACCAAAAAACATACCTACATCATCAAAGCCAAACTTCCGTATTTCTTCATAATTCTGGTAGACCAGTTCTTTTGTGTCCACGATCACCAATGCTGGTGTTTTAGGTGGCAGGCACTTCAACACATTCAGCATGATAAACGTCTTGCCAGCAGATGTTGGCGCATGAATGATGCCACGCTTGTATTTGAGGGCTTGATTAGTTAAGTCAATTTGGTAATCTCGTAGTACCACTGGCTTTTCGTGATCTCGACACCACAAGAAGTCTTCACCAACAGACCCTCTCAGGAAATTGAGTGGCTGTCTGTTGTCGGCAATGGAATATTCTACCTCAAGCAACTTGAGAGCAAGCTGGACCTCTGGAAGTAGCCCTGTTAAGAACTGGCCAACTTTTCGTGTGAAGAAGTCCCTGAATCCATCCCACTTCTTTTGTTGAAACAATGGATTGTGGTAGTAACCTTTTTCCCTAAACCGAAACGCCTTCCAGAGCTTATCCTTTAACCACTCATTGTCCGTTTGTAACCGGGAGTAAACTGTCCCGATCTTGAGTACCGTGCGCATATTATGTCTATCGACAAATTCCCCTGTTTTCTTGATGTTTTCCTAGTAGGCAGGCGTATTAAGTACACAATTCTAGGAGTTCTTTTTGTGCGGCTATGCGCTCTTCATATGCAGCGATAAGAGTGAGAGCTTCAGCCTCCGTGATAAGTTCACTTTGCATCCAAAGACCGTTGTAGGTGTCACGGTAATTAACATATAATCTAGCTGTCACCCTAAGTCCCTGAACAACCGAATCTTCAGGATTGACGAGAAGAACGTCCTTAATACCAACTCGCTCAATCCCGCCATTGGTCGCTTTACGTTTGTTATATGCGATATCACCAGCTACGAACGTAGTAGGAAAGGCGTACGTAACTTCTTCCGTGACACAACCACCAACCTCCGCACCGCCTGATGGCGTTTCCTGATACACGGTCATTAGTTCTCCCGTCTACTACGCAAAGTGAATGTAGGAGTGAAAGCAAGTTCGTCCCCTACCAAAAGCGACCGACTCTGCTCAAATCTCTCACACCAGAGAATCTTGCCAGATGTTGCGCCGACGACATAGTAGCCATACACGTCACCGCCTGTTGCCCCGCAGGTCCAGCTTTGCTCTGCACTGTACTCTGCCTCTGCTTCGTTAGAGGCATTGAGCGCCGCCGCTTTCCAACCCGCACGGGTTAGCGTCTTTCGAGCATAGCTTGTGAAATCGGCCTCTGTGAAATCTGTCAGTGTTGTGGTGTTGATCGGCGTGTAATCATTCTGGAATAGCCGCAACGAGAAAGATTCATCAGTTGACAAGGCGTCCTTCAACGCCTTATCCAGAAGTTCCAACTCGCCTTCGTTTGTAACAACAATTGCCATAACGTCCCCTCAATTCATCGTCTGTGATATATAGACGAGAAAGAGTAAAGAGTTGAGCCCGACAAGCCGATACTACAGACTAGGAGGCATTACCTATGGCAAAAGAGGCCAAGAAGGATAAGAAAACACAGAGTTGTAGCACCAAGGTGGGAGCGGGAGAGGAATACCGTATTCTAGCCCATGATCGCAAGCAAGACGTTTACCGCCTCATTCCTATGACAAAACGGGACGAATCCTTCTCTTCAAACCTACGAGGCGAATCACTCGTCCTTCCCCGTTATGCGTGCTGCCGAGCGTTCGTGTTCCCCGTCACTACAGAATACCCGACTTTCATCACCGAGAATGAACTAATTGCATTTGAGTGGGCGGAAGAAAATTGTATCGAGGAACGCAATTTGCCGAAATGGTGGCAACCGGAGTTCGCCGACAAAGTCGGGTACTCTGCCTATACTAGCTATGACGGTAAGAGACACGAAAACCCATATGATTGCGGCGGATACTATGACCCTGACTACTATATGTACATGACAAGAGAAGCGCTACGACGTATGCGTGACGAAGACCAAGAATTGGAATATTACATCTAGTAGGTCATATGAATGTTCTGAAACAGTCGTGGTTCTGGGCCGTACTCATTGGCCTTGTGCTCGGCTTTTACGCTGGATACCATGTAGGATTGGTAACTGGCTACGACCGTGTTCTGGAAACACTCCACGGAGTGACTCATCCGACAAATACTTAACGGAATTTTCCGCATAAAACAAATCAGCAAAGACAGGGCATAGCGTTCCCTGTCACAGTCGTCGCAAGCCTCAAATTGGTTGCGTGAGTGTACTGGGTGCAACACCAGGCTTTGAACCTGGCCGTGCGGGTTCGATTCCCGCCGCTGCCGATTTCTCTGTATGGAACCCCTTGTGTCGTGTTAAGATGGGTTCGAGGTAAACAAAAACCCTCCTCAGACCGTGTCGATCTGGGGAGGGTTTTTCATAAATAGGAGGAATATCTATAACGGGTAATCCTCTATGGCGAACTACACCTTTCTGCTAGTTGAAGATGACGAAGTTGACATCATGGCCGTTCAGCGTGCCTTCAAGATGGCAAATATCCTTAATCCGTTGTTCATTGCTAACAACGGATTGGAGGCACTGGATTATCTACGAGGAGAGAATGGTAGAAAGCAAGTCACCTGGCCATACATTGTCTTGCTCGATTTGAACATGCCGCAGATGGATGGCTTGGAGTTCTTAACCGAAATCCGAAAAGACCATGAGCTACGACGATCACCGATTGTTGTTCTCACCTCTTCAAAAGACGATACAGACGTAGCCGGAGCGTATGACAAACAAGTTGCTGGCTACCTATGCAAGCCAGTTACAGTAGCGAAAATGGTCGAGTGTATGGCCGCCTTGGGGCATTACTGGGCGCTGTGCGAGATGTAAGATGAACTACAAGAATCAACATGTCAGAATTCTCGACGCCATCAACAAACTTTCCCAGGAAACGTTGCGGCAAGGGACAATCGAAGATGTAGGCAAAATTTGTATCGATGTGGCTGCCGAGCTTACCAACAGCCCATATGGCTACATAGGATTGATAGACAAGGCTCATTTATTCAGCGTCGTTGCTGTGACTGACGCCGTTTGGCAAGATTGCAACGTAGTGGAGGCGACCCGCAACTTCTCAAGACTCCCTGTGAGAGGTATTTGGGGAGAGTGCATGGCTTGTAAGAAAACCGTCATCATCGACGATATGGAGAACTACAGACATAACTGTACGTTCTGCGTCAAACGACCAGACGGTCATATCGGATTAAAAGCCTTCTTGGGTGTCCCGTTTTTCCACGAAGGCGAATCACTAGGCATGATCGCTGTTGCTAACAAACCAGATGGCTACAGAAGGCAAGAGCGGGAATATCTTGAAGCTATAACTCCGGTCGTCAGCGTCTGTTTACAAAACAAACTGTGGAACGCCGAGTTGCAAAGATCGAATGAAGAGCTTGCCCAGTTCGCTTATATCGCATCCCATGATCTCAAAGCGCCGCTGCGGGCGGTTAACAATTTGGCGACATGGATCGAAGAAGACATGAGAAATGGCAAGGACATCTCGCAATACCTCGCCCTCATGCAAAACCGTGTTACTAGAATGGATAATTTGATCGATGGGCTGTTGGAGTATTCTCGAATCGGCCGCATGGAAACCAACAGGCGATCTATTGAACTAGAGCTACTCATCAAAGACATTGAAGAAGACCTAGAGATATCACTCACAAAAAACCTTCAGTGCAAACAAATTATAGCAAACCCAGTACGTATACGACAGTTGCTCACGAACCTACTGGAAAACGCTGTCAAACACCATAACAATCTTGACAACATACAAATCAAAGTCGAATCCAACCGCAGAGAGGAAATGGTTGAGTTTAGCATATCCGACAATGGCCCAGGGATCGCCCCAGAACATCACGAGAGAATCTTCCGCATCTTTCAAACACTGAAACCAAAAGACGAGACGGGAACGACA